TGTAGGAGTAGAGCTGTCTGCCTCAGTGGCTGAGGTGCGGACACCCACTCCAACTGATGCAACGGGCTTGCGGTAACGGTATGCGAATTTAGAAGCCATTGAGATCCCCAATGCAGCAGACGCTGCGGCTTATCTGTTGTTGTTGTCCCGCTCATTGCGGATAAATGATTCTCTGACCCGTTCTCTAACTGCGGCCCTGTCTACAGTCTGACCGTTATTGCGCTGGGAGTCAATGATCCTAGCAGTCATTTGGTCGATGTTCTCGCGCGTCTTTTGTTTTTTGCTCATTGTGCCGCCTTCTTGGCGCGGGTGCGCTTTGGCTTAGTCTTGCTGGTCAGCTCAGCTGCAGCCTCTCTGGCTCCAGTGATCAGAGCTTGTGCCTCATCAATCTTAGCCTTGACTGTAGGGATGTGTATGTCTTTAGCGTTCCGATCTATCTGCTTCTGATAGCTATCCAGAACACCTACGAGCACCTCAGGAATAGGCGCAGAGATTAGCCCATCCTCTACAAGGCTGCGTCTGAAGTCGTTGTACCCTTCTGTATCGTGACGCACTACAAGCCGCCTGCCTGCCTTGATCGGTTTATCCCAAGTCAGGTAGTAGCTGTATCCTCGCTTGCATGGATACCGCATGATGTAGCCAAGCTCGCGGCTAAGGATAGTCCAGCCTCGGTCTTGGTATCCCATCCGCGCCTGGCTATCATCCGCGCCGCCCTTGCCGCCTCTGACGCCATTGACGCCAGGTTTAATCAGTAGCCGCTTCAGCACTGGCAGCCACTCCCAGCCGCCATCGTCCCGCTTTACGGGTTCCCAGCCTTCCGGGTTGTGCATCAGATAGAAATTAGCCCGGGGCATCTCGGGTAGAATGTTTGCCCCTGGGGTGGTGCTGGCTGCTGCGCCGCTTACCACTGTTCCCATAGATCCGAAATCATGCGCCATGTGTTTTGTCCTTCCTTATATAAAACGGGAGCCCCGAGGGGGAGTGGCCCCGAGGAAGGACGGACGAAGCCGCCACACCTCGGGGCACCCTAAAGTGCTCATGTAGTAGAGAGCAGACCGACGCCCATACCATCCTGAATGATAGAGCAACCGACGTAATAGTGGCCTACAACCTCGGTTAATGCCTTACTGGCGTCTCGCTGAAACTCAACCACAACCGGTGAAGCTGCAGGCCGCATTGTAGCGCCCTGGCTGATCATTGGTGCTGCCTCTGCGTATCCGAGGCAACCCTCAGCCCACATGCCGCCATCGTAGCCGCCGCCTGTGTCATCAAGCTGGTTGCTGGTGAAGATGTCAACACCAGCAAACATGCCTGCGTATCCTGCACCCTTTACAGCCAGCATCTCTTGAGTTGCAGGCACGAATTGGATCGCTCCTGCTTCAGCTCTAATGCTGCTCTGAAGCTGGCCCAATTGGAATGGGTTAATCAGAGCGTATGTAGCGCCTGTATTGCCAGCGGACTGCAGAGTAGAGATAGCGTCAAACCAGTTGTCAACACTGAGCTCGGTTGTCTTAGCACCCTTATCGGTACCGAAGGCAAGGATTGCATCACCTACGAGAGCCATGAACAGCTGCTCAGCTTCACCGACCATCGAGGAAGCCAGACGATCTACAGAGATGTCTGAACCTGGAAGGCCTGTAAGCTCAGCAAGATCGCCAAGGTCACGACGAAGGCTGTAACGTGCAACGGCAAGCGCTACGCTGGCATCAGTGAGAGCGGTCTCTGACACGTCAGTATCTTCATCAGCAGTAACGGCGAACTTGTCGTAACCGTCAAGGCCTGCGATGCGAATAGTAAGTGTGTCTGAGCCGCGGCCATTGATAAGGCCATAGCTGCGGACAGCTCCGCTGTTACGGATGGATGAGCGATCGGCAAGCTTGAGTGCGATCTCTTGGTCAAGGACTGCTGCGAGACGAAGATCGGTCTCGAGTCCGGAATGCTTAATAGTCATGATGTACCCCTAAAAAGGAACGGTTTTATTGATTGTGGTTTTCTGCCGTTCCGCTTTTTACAGGTGCGACCTGCGGCCTCAGTGAAAGTCTATCTAACTCAACGCTGCTGCGTCAAGCCCGCAATGAGTGTGTCTCTATGCGCTTTGTATTCATCGATCGACATGTTCGATATGTCAGATGCAGACGGCAGAGCTCGAGCAGGAGGCGTTGCGACTGCGCCCACATTGGCAGAAGCCACGGGTGCAGGTGCTGCGCCGTTTAGGATTGGATTGGACGGGACCACTTCAGCCGGTGTAGCTGCTGCTGCTGGCGGTGCTGCTTGCGGTGTAGCCTCGAGCGGTGCGCCCGCTGGTGCGCTGCTGCCAAGCAGTGCAGAGACAGCCTTAGGCAGTGCGTCTTTATTGCTGAGCCACTCAGCAAGCGCTGTGCCCTCAGGTGCTCTGCGCTCATAGATAGCCAAGAGGTCTGCCACATCTTCGGCATCCGTGATCCCGTGTCTATAAACATCAAGCTGTCTGGTGTGATTAGTGGTCAAGCTCTGCGCGTGGTTGCGTGCTTCTGTCAGCTCTGCTGTCAGCGCCTCAACTGTCTCAGCCTTAGTGCGATATACCTCGGTCTCTTTCTTAAAGGCCTCAAGCTGTGCGAGCGCTTCCCGCTTATCTGCTGCCATCTTGCTTAGTCTTTCTTCAGGCACAAAGCCTGCTACATCCTTGCTACAGTGTGGACATGAAACGCCCATAGTTAGTCCTTCCTATTGTTGTATTGATGGCTTGAAACCTAGACCGACCTTGCCCATAATGCGGACTGCAGCGGCTGGCGGAATACCAAAGAATTCGATGAGCATGTTTAAGCCCGTGTCCCGTGGCAGCTTTGATGACGCTACAGCCTCAACAATGCCTTGAGCTGCTGTGACTTGCGCTCCATTGAGAACCACACGATCGCCGACGTCTGTGATGTTGCCCTCTGCGTCTACCTCTGGAGCCTCGCCCATTGGTAGCGCAGCAGCACCGCCCATGCCTGCCATGCCCGGAAGCTGTGGTGTAGGTGCGATCAGCTCTTCTGTCTGAATACGCTGCAGAGCTTCTATAGACCTTGCACGGCTGAGACCTGGGTGCAGCTCCATATAAGCGTCAACCTTGGACATGATACCGGCCTGTACCTTCTCAATCAGATCCTTGCGTAGACCGTCTCGCTCCTGCTCGCTGAGTGGGATCGACTGATAGCGGATAGTGTAGCCCTTCTCAGGTACGCTCAGGCCTGCCATTCTGTTGAGCATCTTAGCGCTTATGCTCAAGAGCTCTAGATCTCCAGACCTAAACATCGGCTCAAATTTGCGTTGAGCTTCCCGCTTTCCGCTGTTCGTTATGCTGATGGCGTAGCCGCTTCGTGCAGTGCCTCCTAAGCGCTGCAGATCTGCAGGTGAGACGCCAGCGAACTCAGCCACGCGCTGCTCATAGCTACTGATAGCCTCGAGCATCTTAGACACGTCAGACCCAGGAGCGAACTGTCCCAGCTGGGGCTGAAGATCACCGTCTGCGCTAAACATCAAGATAGAAGCCGGATCGGTGCTGATCGCTCTGCGGTTGCTGTTGTTGTTTCCATCCTCAAGGCCCATGCCCATCGGCATTGCCCCGATGCAATAGCGCTGAGGCCAGGAAGCGTCTCGCAATGTATGACCGAACATGGAGTAGAACACAGCACAGTTGAGGCTGCCGTAGACGACCTCTGAGCCTTCATAGGCATCGAATAGCGCCCCCGTCTTCTCTGCGTGGTAGAGCACTCCAGGAATGAAGGGCTTGCCTGCTGCGTCTCGATATGGGTAGGCCTCTCCGCTGCGCTCTGCTCCGAGATACGCTACGGTCAGATCTACATTAGCCTTGCCCGCGTGATCAGTATTGAGGATCCGCTCTACTGGGTTGGCCTCATCTCTGATGTCCAGCTCGTGCCAGGTCCAGATGATCTCGCGCGTCTCTGGGTGTTCTCTGAGCCTCAGCTCTCTGATAAACACTGGCACATCTGGGCGCTCAGCATCTGCCAGAGCGATGATACGGTTAGGCGCTACAGGCCTGTAGATAAGCTCACCGTCTGCAGTGGCATTGATAGCCATGTAAAATTCACGGCAGCCAATCACGTTGGCAGCGAAGCGCGGCATCATGGCCCACAGGCCGGAAGCGTCTACAGCCTTGATGAGCTCAAGCCCGATGTCATTACCCTCAAGGTGATCCACTACAGGTGCGCGGTCATACATCACGCTAAGCTGCTTGGTCACTGATCGAAAGATGTTCGAGCTCAGATCAGGAGTGCCCCAGGCTGCCTGCCTACTCGGGTCGACGTGAAGTGCTACCGCGTGCTCGAGGTCATCCTCCCAGCGTCCGATGAGCATACGCA